TTTCTGTGCCAATATTTCCCGTACCTTTACTTGTTACTGTCTTACTATTGATGTCTGCTTCATATACCGTTATTGCCGATGTCGCACTTCCATATATATTTACATGCGTTGCTTTAAATCCTGTTGGGATTGGGATGGAAGCAAATAATTTAGCAGTACCATGGGACTCTAGCCATCTATCACTGCCTGTATCATCAATCATTGCGGGTCTACCTGCATCATCAGGTATAAAGTCCCTTGCTAATATTTTTATTCTTGATTTGGACCCATTCCAGCCTGCTAAAATATTCCCGGTTGCACATATATTACCTGAGGCTGTTATACTGGAATCGACAAACAAATTTGTACCATCTATAGTCAGTGGTCGGTTTGATTGGCCTATTACCACCCCTGTACCGTCTCCATATGCTACCTGCGTACCATTGCAATATAGTTTGCTAGTTGACGAAATATATGTATCTCCATAGAATGTTGAATTATTACTAGTCCGACTGAACTCTAATATTTTTTCACCTACTGAACTATTATTATGTCTATATAAACTAAAATCATTATCACCACCATCATAATGCCAACGCATTCCATAAGTTAAAGCATCATTTTCAACAAAGAAATGGTCAATATCCGGATTGTTATTTGAAGTGTCTGTTATTCTAAATAAATGACCATCCAAAGGTGGTGAAGCTGTGTCTCCCGTAGATGTTACACTTAATTGGTTGAATGAACCTGTGAGACTTGTTACTGTACCACTTGCACTTATATTACCCGAAGCTGTTATGTGACCCATTATTGAAATAGGATTGACCTGTTTTCCAATTCTAATAGGATAAGTATTATGATTACCTAGTACTATTGAAGTACCATCATTATTTAATGCAACTTGACCATTAGAATAGTATCTATCACCATAAATATATGCACTTGAACTTATATCACCTGAAGCAGTTATATGACTATTAACTAATAATGTAGTACCAACTTCTAAATTTTGATGGAAATCGCCTTTACCTTTATAGAAGAAACCACCATTGTTATATTCTATATAATCACCACCTGTATTTATAACATTTGAATTAAGATGAATCTTGCCAGGTGTTGCAAAATTTTGTGCAACTATAGTACCACTTGCACTTATATCACCTGAGGCTGTTACTTCGCTTAAACGTAATTTACTAACAGGTGATGATCCGGAACCGAACCATAACTGATTTGTATCAACGTTAATAGCAAATTCGCCATTTTGTAAACTACTTGGAACTGCTGAACCGGTCCCGTATTTTAATTGAATTATGCCCATTAGAATGTGCCTCCACTTATTTTATTAAAAAGTATATTACCACTTGCACTTATATATCCAGATGCACTTATGTTACCAGTAAAATGATGAACATCATCTGATGAATCACCAAATTGGGTCGAACCTGAAAGTGTTTGGGTTGTTATATGAGTAACTGATGATGAAATTATATAATTTTTAGCTGTAATATTACCTGTAGCAGTTATATTATCAAATGTGGCATCACTTCCGATTGTTAAAAACGAACTGGTTTGAGAATTAATTATAAATGATGCAGTTTGAGAATTAGTTATAAATGAACCAGTTTGAGAATTAGTTATAAATGAACTGGTTTGGCCATTAAATGCTCCTGAGATATCTGTAGATATCTGAGCCGACGCAGATATCGTACCAGCTGGTATTGAAGTTAAAAATGATGCAGTATCAGTTGGGACTAAAAATGATGCGGTATCAGTTGGGACTAAAAATGATGCGGTATCAGCTGGGACTAAAAATGATGCTGTTGCAGAATTTGCAACAACATTGGTTATTTGTGCATATGCAGATAAATCCATGGCAACTGCAGATGCTAATGAAGCGGAAGTAAATATGCCGCCGCCTATTGATGCAGTTTGCATTGTAATAGTCTGACTGGATATAATATCACCAGAAGAACTTATAAAATTGTTTTCATCAATGGTTATACTACCAGTAACCACCATACTTCCTATAAACGAATGTTTATCTCCTCCGGAGTTTCCAAATGATGTGGATCCGGAAGATGTTTGAGTAATTAAATTGGTTACAGAAGACGATACGGTATATGTTTCCGCGGTTATATCTTTAAATCGAAAATGGCTTATACTAGCCGAGCCGGAACCATAATATAATTGCCCGGAGTCTAAATTAATTGCCAGTTCTCCGTCTGCTAAATTAGATGGGATTGCGGAGCCTGTACCTCGTTTTATTTGTATTGTCTGTGCCATATACTTGCTATTTTATATAAATATATCAACCGGAACTAATATCATTAAATTCTGATTCACCGCCTATATTAACATTGGAATGTGGTGAAAATGCAAAGCCGGTAATGGCTTCGGAAGTTTTTATTTGTAAACCTTCACCAGCTGCTAACAGACCAATGCCATCAAAATCCCATTCTGGTACATAAGCACCACCAGCATTATTTTTCACTATAATAACACTATCCGTTATATCAGCATCTGTAACTTCTTGATCTTTATAATAAAATTCTGTTTCGCCAGTTGCACCTGTATGATTGTTTTGCATATTCATACTACCTAAGCTTACAGCTGTAATGGTATTAGTATATTTGACCCCTTCAACATCATATTTAATTGTATCACCTTCCTCATAATGATCTGGAAAATTTACATCTGTGCCTAATACTTGATTGAATCCGTTAAAAAGGTTAATTGTTCCTGACATGGATGTTGGTTTATGATTTATTTCTTTGGCAAAGCCGCCGTCATGTGAAGCAATACTACGGTAAGTGCAATGACGGAGCTGATCTATTAGATCAGTAGGTGCATCATGTATACGATTATATCCAAAGAAACTCCAAGCTAAAGGTAAATTTATACGAACATCATCCATGGCTTTGATATACGCGGTAAGATCATGTTCCAATGCTTTATTATCAGTTGATAATAACGGAAAGCGCCAGACATGATGCTGACGCTCACTATATACGTTTGAAGCTATATTACGTGCTATGTTATTTATACCTACCGGCCATTGTTGAAGATTAAATCGAGATCTCAATTTAACTTGGTATGCAAATCCAGGAACAAGATCACCTATGCCATTGAATCCCCAATATGGAATATAAGCTGCACCTAAATGGTCTTTCATTATAGTTACATGTGAATTAACTCCAGTACCAGCGGCTTTAGCTTCCGCATGCGGATCCGCATTTTGACCTGAAACTTGATTAATATTAGGCCATGGAGGATCTTCATTTTGATTATCTGCTATATACGGTGGTATATATCCTCCGGCTTGTATAGAACTTTCTTTACCGCCACCAAACTCAAATGTAAACGACGGTGTAAGATTTGTGCTTGCTTTTTGACCAGAATTAGTTAAAGTAAAAATAAGATCAGGTGATATCATTCCATTATCAATCGATGAAGGAGATGTATGATAAATTTGTTGTATATATATATTAATTTTATTAATATTATGAGCCGATCCTCTTTGTTTCATAATTATTTTTGCAAGGCCGGAAATATAGTTATATTCAAAATTCACGCCTATACCCAGCTGTTCATCTGAAATTATATATCGGTATGTTATTAACGACCTCAGGCAATTATTGCTTGAAAAATAAAATTCTATCGGATTACCATATCCAGTTTCGAGTATGGGTAGTGCATATGCAATGTATTCATGAGGTGTGCCTGGTAATAAGGTTAGTTCTTGTCCAACTGTAAAACTTGAATCTGTGATTTTAACTCTTATTAATGTACCTTGTATATCAAATTCCCAAATTGCATCAGGACGTAACGCGTAATCACTCCAACCATCATCTACATCAATAACATTGTCCGGGATTGATGCTGAAGCTGCGGTAGCATCGCCGCCAAAAAAGGGGGCTAGAGGTCCACCAGAATATTCTTCCGCATCATATCTTCCTATATAATTCCTTAAAGTGGTTTCCAGATCTTGTGGGTACGGTAACATGTATGCAAAGTAATTCCAGCCTACGTTTAGGTCAGCAGTTTTAGTTGCGGTATAAACTGGTTCTGCTATTTCAATTGATTCTGTAAATCTAGCTCCTCTTCCACCAAAATTCGATGTAACGGCCGGGTGGCTGGCCCATAGAGTTCCAAGCTGGTTTGCATTTAATATACATGTACTTTTTGTCTGACGAGGAGATGAATTTATAAATTGTTCTGGTGCAATATTTGTAATATTTAATGTGTCGCTGGCGGTAGCACTTCCGGTTAATATATTACTTTCTGGCACAAAACCGGCAGAATTAAGTTGAGTTAGAGACATTTAAAATAAGCCTCCATCAATAGTAGTTTCTACTGTTGTAATACGAGTTGAAAATGAGTCAAATGCTCCGGAGATATCAGTTGCAATTTGAGCAGAGGATGATAATGCTCCGGCAAAAGTACCAATAAATGAATTGGCAGTAATTGTCGAGCTAGCACTTATAATGGATGCAGTTATATCAGTCGTTGTAACATATTTATCTGCTCTCAACCCACCTTCATGCACACGTGTTTCAAAACTTTCACTTACTGAGAATAATCGTGTTGCAAAACCAGCAACAGCACTATTACTTTCAACACTAAATTTTGCAAGATTATGATTTGTGTCATCTGCATCTAATAATATTGCAAAACTGCCTGATCCTTTTTGAGTTAAAGTACCTGCAACATAATCTCTTCCTAAAAGTGGTCCTAACGATTGATTTTCTGCTCTTAAAATTGTTGCATGTTTGCCGGCTTCGCTCATTACTGCGATAAATCCTACATCGGTTTGATCGGACAATTGCACATTTGGAGTAGTTGATCCGGAAGGTGTTAAGACTAATCTACCTGCTTTTATTGTACGAAATTCACTACCAGATTTAAATTGCATACGCTTATCTTCATCCAACGACATGTTAATTACTTCTTTCTGGCCATCGTAAAATCTAATGGTCCCATCAGATACGTGTATATCTTTCCATGCCGCTGCTGAACTTCCTAAGTCAAATGATGATGTTAATGTAATATCACCATTTTCATCTACATTGGTAACTGGAATTATTGATCCGGATATTAATAATGATCCGGATAATGTACTGGTACCATTAACTGTAATTCCATTTGATATAATATTATTTGTTAAAATTGTTCCACTTGCACTTATATTTCCAGATGCAGTAATTGGCGTTTTAAATTGCACATTACTATTTGGTGCAATAAATACAGTACCGGATGATGCGGATATAATAGAATGATTATTTACATATAATGACCCGGAAAGATTTAAACTAGAAGTTAATGAATTACCTAAATGTACAGATGTAGCATTTAAATCTATAATACCGTCTTTATGCAACGTTCGTAATAATATCTTAGTATCAGCAATATTATAAATACGATAAGCATCTACATATATATCACTTACACCGTAATCGGTATAATGTCCAAATATACGAGCTGAATATTCATCTGTTCCGGTAGTTCCGTCCTGTTTTTTATTTGTAAAATATAACGATTGTAAAGATCCAATTGCTAAACTAGCATTTTGATTCATCGTTAATGATTCATTAATTGTTATATTGTCAGCTGAGAGTTCAGATAAAGTCGAATTACCTAGAGCATAAATACCGGATGATGTTATGTCGCCACTTGCGAGTATCGAGCTACCAGTAAATTGACCAAAGCTTTGTAAATTAGGTAATGGTTCATTTATCGGAGATACGCCAAATAAAGTTCGATCAATTTCTCCTCCTTTAAAAACTGTTAGGCCGGCTTCTGACATAGATACTAATCCTAACTTGGCAGCTGACATAGATACTATTTTATCAAATTCAGTTAAAAGTCCACCTTGAAATGCTACCTGATTGGTAAGGTCGGTATTTCTAGCAAAGTCAATCTGTTTTCTATTGGTAATTAAATATTTATTTTCTATTATATCAACGTGATGCAATGTCTGTGCTACAACTCGGCCGCGGTCATACGCAGCGGGTTGTAATCCGCCACCACTCACATATAATCGGTAATATTGATATTTAGTTGCATCTGTAATTAATGAAGATGTGGCTTTTGAAATATACTTTTCGGAAGTAACTTGGCCATCCAATTCTGGCATGTAATTATTTCCAGGTATATAAGAAGTTCCTGGAACAGAGCCAGAAATCCAAGCTTGGCCTCTTAAATTACTTGCTGATGCAATTAATACATATCCAGAGTCTGTGGCTACACTTCCATATAATTCGTATCCGTCAATATGATTTAATGCATCATCAGGATATTCTGATAATGATGTGTTTGTTACTGGATTGTAATATGTAGTTGGTCCGGAATTATTATCAGCACTATAATATAATTCAATTTGCGATAATAGTTTTGGTGATGTGAATGCAAAACTATGAGTAGTCCATGGCATAAAAATGGAATTAGGATCACTGCCGATGGCATTAAATGCGTCTGGGGATGGATATTCGGGTGTTATAAATGTACCATAACTTGATAAGGCTGGATATGATGTTGGTCCGGAATTATCAAATAAAAATATATTTCCATCGTTAATTTGAGCATTAGTTTCGTAACCAGTTCCTGCCGTATATGTGATGTCTGCAAATGATGTGGATCCCATTCTTATCAATAAATTAGGATCACCGATAGAAGCAGATATTTTTAAGAAATTTTCATCTGACTTATATTCATATATATCTGCGTTATCAGTTGGTAACATAACATTGTTTGTGTACCAATCATAATCAATGGAATTTGGTGATGTTATATCTGTTAATACTGGAGTTGCTCCTGCTGTTCCTGCCGCGGCTGAATCTGCTGAATCTGCTGATTCGGCATTGCCGGCGTTCAATGCAAACGATGCGGTAGTTGCCAATGCCACAGAACCAGTTGGTCCAATATAACGATACCCTATTACCCATAATGGATGTTGCTTTGATGATATATCAACATTTTCTGTGTTACTTGTGTCATCACCAGTAGTATCAACACTTGGAGAATCGTTAGTAGGTTTTGCATCTTCATCAGCTCCTATATATAAAGCTCCTTGTGAATAATCCCATAGCCAACCACCATATGAATTTCCTGCAAAATTATTTCCTCCTTCTGAAAGTGGTTGACTATTATTAGGAAATCCTTTTACACCGCCAGTAGTTGCATCTGGATTACCTCCTAATACTATAAATACTCTATATCCAGATCCAAATCTTGAAGGATTGATCCATTTTTTTAATCTTTTGCTATCATTTGCGAATGCATCACCAGAAATAATTGCACGATCATATTCACTTCTATCAGCTCCAGTACCTGGATCTGTTCCAGAGTATGTGCCAAATTCGTCTGCAAATTCTGTAGTATAATCATCAGGGCCATAAGCAAAATACATCTGATTATTGTTAAATTGCAATTTAATTAATGGCATTATAACTTTTTCTACGTTAGGATTAGCTCCAGATGTATCATATATTGATTCTGAAAAGGATCCGGCCCAAATATCATCATATGGATTGCCTGTATTAGCGCTGCCAGTTACCCATGTACGTATTCTAGCTGGAAATACTGTATTTTCGTTAGTTATAGCTGGATTAGTGTTACGAGCAACAGAACCATTAATAATATCTTCTGCGTATATTAATTGACCTGTTTCAAAAATTTCACCCTCAGGATCTAATGTAGCAGATGTGTGTAGTTGATTAAATACGTATTTAAACGCAGCTTTTCGTTTTTCAACTTCTAGAAATCGGCCTTCTGATATTGCCATTAATTATCCTTTATAATAAATATCTATTAAATATTAATCCGTTTCAAAAAATATCTCTGATATGCGATCAGAACTTACAAATCCAGATGACTTTAAACGAATTCTAACTAAAATAACGCCGCCTGTTTGTGCCAAGTTCCATGCACCAAAATTCATTCGTATCGCATGAGTCCCTGCAGGTACAGTTGTACCGTTATCAGTTACAGTACCTGCAGGATAATATATACTTGTCGAACTTACCCAATTTTCTGTATTTGGTGCAGATCCACCTCCAGAACCTCCGGTTATTACTCCCCATTCTGTACCTGGCGAAGTACCATTCTGATTACCTGAAATTGGACCTGGTAATTTAACATCTATTCGTATTGGCAATGCATCAATATTATCTGGTACACCAGTACCATTTGGTTGTTCTGCAGTACCTGGATCAGTTGCAAATATATCTCTTCGAGTAAAGTCGCCTTTAACGTATACATATAAATTTCTTAAATTTCCGGTTGATCGGCCTATAAAAAATGCTCTGTAATAATATCTATCTCCTTGACTATTAGCGGTAGAATAATCTACTTCATTTGGTATTTTGGTTACATAGTTATCAGTAGGATATTTTAATTCTCCATTCCATTGCACTTGAAGATCATCAGTATTTAAAATACTTGTATATGAATTGTAATCTGATTTTGAAGGATCAATCCACCATTGCACATTACTAGTTACATTTGCTCCTGATAAATTACCAGGATCGGGTTGAGTACTCAACATTTCCATGGAATGACTACTCCATCGATATTCTTCTGAATAAAAATATTCTCTTTCAGTTGTTGATGCAACAGTTCCTATAGCACTTATATCTATAAATCTACCAACATTGATTGATGTGGCGCCTTGCTCGGTCCAATCATTTGCTGAATCAAAGTTTCTATGATAAGGAGCTAAATTTGCTGATAACACTACTCCTAACTCGGTATTTGCGATACCTGATGCTTCTGCAATAATATCTAGACTAGCGGTTTCATTTTTAAATGGAATTTGCCCTTCACCAAATCTAAACCCGTTTAAATCATTGGCATTGTCTAATGTAATATCATATGATGTTTGATATCCTTCACCTGGTGGAGCAATTTCTAATTGGTCAGAAGCTTCAGAAACATGTAATATATAATCGGTACTACCATCAGATTCGCGATAAGTCTGTGCCACAACGTTGATAATACTGGCTTCAACTGATGCTGTAAATGGTGCACCTGCATCTATAAAACTTACTCCAGATAAACTAATGGTTGGTTCTGTACCTGTTCCTGACCACGAATATCTTAAATCTGGGTCTGGTGAAATTGCTGGTTCATGTACTCCATCATCATAATACCAGTCAAATGCTGTCCATTTCTGAGATGTATCATCATCAAATGAATGACTAAAATCAAGTTTATTGTAACCTTCATTTAACTTGGCATCCAATTCAATACGAGCTGACCAACCTTGATATCCGTTAGGATAATGTACTCCGGCTGCTGATATATTTTGGGATACACCATTAAATGGTTCAACTCGAGTTAAAATTAATCTTCCTTTTCCGGCATGTGTTCCAGTAAATGATGTAGTACCTGCTGAAAATCCTCCGATATTGTAACCTGATATTGTTTGACTTGTATCTTTAACTTGATGGTCAAAATTACTTTGCAGGTTAGCATTTACAACTTCAACACCATTAATTCGCACAATTAATGATCCAGAATCTCCATGATCAAATAATCGATCATTGTCTCCATAATTTCCGGTTGCATTTTGTGATATTGGTGTAAATGACATTGTGTAATTTGTTGGTCCCGTAGGAGTATCTTTGGCCATTACAATATTAGTAACAACAGATCCGGGAGCATCTCCTGGTCCATATGCATTTGTACCTAATCCATCGGCTAATGAACCTTCGTATAATCGTCTTGTATTAGAGTTGACTTGAGGTAAACTTATACCGGAATCGCCATATGGTTCTCCGGTTGAATCATGTGAACTAAACAAATTAGCTTTAGCTGAGCTCCAATATGCTCCATCCATGCTTTGTGGTCTGGCAGGAATAACTGAGAATGTTAAAGAAGAATTGCCAGATGAACCACTACCAGGTAATATATCCGATCCTGACACGTTTATAGTGAATTCTTTTACTTCGGTAAAATCGTCCATACTAGCATTTGATATTGTTAATGAACCGGTATCTTCATTACCTGAATCGCCAGTAACTGGAGAAAATGATAATTCACTCTCTAATTCGGTATATAATATGTTCAAATATTGAGGGAATGTTAATATACTTTCTGATGTTATTGGTGGTGCGGATGCTGATATACCAGATATAATATCTACTACTATATCATTTGCAGAATCATATGTCACATATTTGTCAATATCTACCGATGATGAAAAGAATGATGATCCAGTCTGTGGTGTTACGAATACAGATGCGGTACGTGGTCCTATTACTGTTATAATACTATCAGTTGGTGTTGTCTGCGAAAAAGTTGATATATCTGTATTTTTATGTTTAAATTCATGATCAATGTTACTAACCGTCAAAGTTTTTACACCTTGCGCCATTTCAATAGGTACAAATGATGATGTGTATGATGTGGATTGATTCCCATCAACTGCATACCATGAAGATGTTACGGAACTTGATACATCTGTAGATCCTGTATTAAATCTTATAGTATGTGAATTGCCATTATATCCGTTAATTGTAAATACACTTGCGGTATGATGTGGTCCAAATGGTTCAGCGATATCTGCTAACAGCCTTACGCTTGTTAATTGTTGTCTCGCAGTTTCAGTTGGATATCCGGCATTTATCGATTTAGTTGCTTCCGTTACAGTGTTACCATGCAGTATTGTGGTGGTACGAGCAGCTGTTCCTATACCAGAACCGGATACTGTTTCAGCTTCAATACGAAGATTTGTAATTGCGGTTGCTGGTGAAGGAGCAATTGTTAAGTTTTGTTGCGATTCAATTGATTTATTTAAACCATCTCCGGTGAAATCTGTATCTGCGTAAGTTCCTATTACAGCGCTACTAGTGTTGACAATTAATCCAATGCCATAGTCCCCGGCTGCAAAAGTAAAAGTATCATTAAATGACGATGTGTAATGTGTTACAAATTGCCCATTATTATTAAGCAATCGATCTGATCTACTTGAAGTATCTAAACTAGCGGTATGCAATGCAAATCCATGCTGTTTGGTTTCTTCGCCAATTACTGACATGGTAAATTCAGTTGGGAAATGAGCAAAACCAATTGGCTCAGTTATACTTGTTAATACTCGTACTCGTACTGCAGCACTACCAGACCAGATATCACCTATTGTATCTGCATCAGAAGCAGATATGGTACGATTGAATCCGTATAATAATGTTCTGGTTACACCGGTGGTACCGTTATATTCTCCTTCGGAAGAACTATAAAATGTTTCAATTTCTACTTTTGCATTTGAAACTTCTAACGGTTTTGAAGCTGATACTGTAAACCATGATGATGCCGATGTTAAATATATATTTGGATTCGACCACGCAGCTGGGTGCATTAAATTGGTAATTCCAGTAGGATCAATTGTCGTTGCTGCATTTTCTCCAGAAGGATGTAATCCATGAGCATAACCATCATCTGGAATTGCGTCTATTGTACTATCCGGATTAAATGCATTATGATGATAACCATGCCATATATTTGCGTAATATGTGGAAATATCGGTATCCACGTCATGCGAATTATTAGGTAATGCTAATCCTATCCATGATGATGTATATGATACTTTTAATTGGCTTGTATCAGGATCATATGCAGATTGAGAATAATATATATCTGCAGATGATGTACTAAATACTGGACTTGCTATCTTAAGAGATGTCCCCGTTGATCCATCAAATGCTGTATGATTTGATTTATTTATTTGAGTTAATATAGATGCCGTATGATGTAATGGTCCTACTGGTTCTTCTATATCTGCTAAAATACGGAATTGTAACATTGATGACGTAGAATATATACCAGGATGTCCATCTAATCCAGTTGTATTAGCTCTAGTCAATGTTTCACCATATAATATAGATCTTGAAACGTCAGAAGCATTATTATCTAAATTTGCAATATTTTGTCTACCAATATTAGAACCACCAAATGATTCATATTCAATTCTAACATTTTTTATAATTGGTGCTGCGGTATCATTTACTACCAATTGAGTTGACTCACCAGACGTTGTTACAAATCCACTCAAATCATCCGGTGTATGTGTTATACTTCCGGAAGTATATTTCCATGTCAATGATGAATTATCACTTGATGATAACTGCCGACCAATCCATGATGATGTGTAATGAGATACTAATCTATCTTGGCTATCATATGCAATTTCAGATGACGCAGTATCAGTTGATGCCGTTGAAAATATTCGTGAATTTGTAAATATTTCATCACCACCTGGCTCTGACCATTCTTCTGTAAATAAAGAACTTGTATGTAATGGACCTAACGGTTCAGTTATAGTAGTTAATATACGGAATCGTGATACTGAATGAGATGCATATACAGATGCAGAATCATGATTTTCAAATGAAGCCGAATCTGCTGTAGTATGTCTAGGTACGCCATATAATACCGTACGCATTGCATCAGTACTTCCTGTTTCTGAATACCCAAATGTCTCTGTTTCATATACAATATTAGTAATTGCAGTTGGTGTCGTATCATTTACTATCATTGTCGTGGGAGTGAATGAACTTGAATTTGCAGAATTTTCTCCGTACGGATCATGTTTTACAGTAGTTGATATGCTCCATGTATCAGGTGCTAACGCCTTTCCTTCAAATGATGTGGTATATTCAGTTACAAATTCTCCAACTTCTGTGAAGAATGATCGAGATGTTTCAAACCCGGCTGATGCAGTACCAAATGATATTGTTTCAGTTTTGGTAGCATCGTCGTTAAACATTTTTTCAATAACTGATGCAGTATGATGTAAAGGTCCTACCGGTTCTGTTATAGTTGCGGTTATACGGAATCTTGCAACAGAATGTGATGCATATGAACCAGAATTCACGTGCGATTCGTATGATGCAGAATTGATATCTGTGGTAGTATTTCCATATAACACTGTACGAGTACTATTTTGTGCAGGTATATTTGAATGGCCAAACGTTTCAGTCTCTGTTTTAAAGTTTGAGAATAAGGTTGGTTGGGTATCTTTTATGTTGATCGATGCTGATTTTATTATAGCAGTATTTAATACCACTACGCTTTCATCAACTGGTTCATGTGTTATTTGGCCTATTGTATATATCCAATTTGTTCCGGTATCAAAATTTGAAGATGATAATTGTTGTCCTATCCAGGATGATGTATATTCAGAAACTAAATTTCCATCTGAATTATATATAGAACTCGATGATTCAAAATTGTTTGGTTTTGACGTATCAAGAACAATATTATCAGTTACTGATGTTTCTGATAATTCTAATTCGTAAAATTCAATTTCAGATATACCGTATAAATCTGTATCCTCTATTTCTATTTTATAATAAGATATTGGAGTTGATACATTTAACGTATCACTTATAACATCATGATCAGAAACAGAACTATTTCCAATTAACGAATAATTCAAATTGTCAGTACTTCCGTAAATTTTCATTGGAACTGATATACCTAAGGTCCAATTAGATTTAATTATTATTTGCTGTATACGACGTGGAGTTTCAAATTTCCATACAATTGTAGTGTTACTATCACTTAAATTGACATTTGCATCAGTAGCGCCATCAAATAATTCTGTCATATCTTCGTCTTGAGTCGGAGTTACACTCAATACTTCTCCTAAACTATTCATGTCAGATACACGAGCCAATGTTCCGGTGTCTGTAGCATAATAAAGTTTTTGTATTGTTGATCCGGTAATATGATATCCAATCGGTTCGATAATACGAGCTTTAAATTGGAATTGAGTTACTGACTGCGATGCATATAATGAAGCGGAGTCATGATTTTCCCAAGACAAACTACTAGTATCTGCAATTGTATGATGCGGTACTCCGTATAATACCTTTCTTTGACTATCGCGAGTAGCTATTCCAGAATATCCAAAAGTTTCTGTTTCTAATAATATGTTATCTATAATAGTTGCAGGCGTATCATGTACTGTCATTATAGTAGCAACACCGGATGCGGATACAAATCCTGTTTCTCCGTAAGGATTATGAGTAAATGAACCTGATGTAAATGTATATTGTACTGATGTATTTGCAGATGCACTTAATTGATGTCCTATATAAGATGATGTATAACTAGTTACTAATCGATTAGAGCTATCATAAGCACTCGACGAATCAAATACATCTGTCGATCCGGTATGAAAATTCAATATACTTGAAGTACTATATATAGGAGAATTAATTATTTGTTCAATATTAGAAATATGATGTAAAGGACCTACTGGTTCTGTTATTCGCATTCTCATTTTAAATCGCGTTACTGAATGTGAAGCATATAATGAAGCAGAATCATGAGTTTCCCAAGATAAGCTTTGACTAGTTTTATTTGTAACACGGCGATCGCCGTATAATACTGTACGTAATGTATTTCTACTATCTACTTCCGAATATCCACACGTTTCTGTTTCATAAATAATTTGGTCAATTTGAGTTTTGGTAGTATCATTAACTACCAATTGTGTTGAATCTCCAGATGCGGTTGTAAATTTATTTTCCCCGGTCGGTTCATGTAATATGCTTCCAGAAGTATATGTCCAAGTTTTAGCAGAACCAATACTAGAAGATAATTGTTGACCAATCCATGATGATGTGTAATGTGCAACTAATCTATCTAGATCATCATATGCAATCTCGGAAGATGCGGTATCTGTAGATGCAGAACTAAAATGTATTGAAGAACTAAATGCTTGATTATCACTACTGTTTGTCCATACTTTTTCAAATAGCGATGCTGTATGTAAAGGACCAACTGGTTCAATAATACGAGCACGTATTCTAAATCTTGTTACAGATTGCTGGGCATATTCATCTACTTTATCATGATATTCAAATGAAGATGAATCTGGTAATGTATGATGAGGTACTCCATATAACACCGTACGCATTGCATCAGTACTACCTTCTTCTGAATAACCTACTATTTCTGTTTCATAAACAACATGATCAATTTGTGTAGGCAGAGTATCTGTCACTGTTAAAGTCGTAGCAGTAAATGAACTTGAATTTGCAGAATTTTCTCCGTACGGATCATGTACTACCGAACCAGTTGATATGCTCCAGGTATCAGGTGCTAATGTTTTTCCGATCCAAGATGAAGTATATTCAGTTACAAATTCTCCTACTTCTGTGAAGAATGATCGAGATGCTTCAAACCCGGAGGAGGCAGTACCAAAGCTAATAGTTTCAGTTTTTTCGGCTTCATTATTAAACATTTTCTCGATAACAGATGCAGTATGCTGCAAAGGACCTACTGGCTCTGTAATAGTTATTAACATTCGTGTTCTTGCAACAGAATGCGATGCATATGAACCAGAATTTGCATGAGATTCATATGATGCAGAATTGATATCTGTGGTAGTATTTCCATATAATACAGTTCTTCCAGATATCTGTATTGGTATATTAGAATGACCAAACGTTTCAGTTTCTGTTTTAAAGTTTGAAAATACGGTTGGTTGAGTATCAAACACTGTTACGGTTGTCGAATCACCAGATGCTGTTGTAAATCCTGTTTCTCCGGTAGGTTTATGTAAAATTGATCCAGAAGTATATTTCCATTGTTTACCAGAATTAAAGTCTGATGATGATAATTGTACTCCTATCCAAGATGATGTATATAATGATACAAATTCATTTGAAGAATTATATGTAAATGTAGCAGATGCTGTATCTGTAGATGCGGTACTAAAATGAATTGTATCATTTAATGATGTCTCTCCAGGTGCAGTCCAAACTTTTTCAAAACGTGATGCTGTATGTAAAGGTCCTATCGGTTCAATAATACGAGCTCTTATTCTAAATCGCGATACTGATTGCGATGCATATAATGAAGCAGAATCGTAATTTTTCCAAGACAAACTACTAGTATCTGCAGTTGTATGATGTGGTACTCCATACAATACCTTTCTAGTAGTATTTACACTTTCTACTTCCGAATATCCAAATGTTTCTGTTTCGTATACAATATCAGATATAGCTGTTTGGCTTGTATTATTAACTATCATTGTTGTACTAGTAAATGAACTTGAATTTGCAGAATTTTCTCCAGCAGGGTCATGCGTTACTGAACCAGTTGATATGCTCCAGGTATCAGGTGCTAACGCTTTTCCAATCCAAGATGAAGTATATTCAGTTACAAATTCTCCAACTTCTGTGAAGAATGATCGAGATGCTTCAAACCCGGCTGATGCAGTACCAAATGATATTGTTTCAGTTTTAGTAGCATCATTATTAAACATTTTCTCGATAACAGATGCAGTATGCTGCAAAGGACCTACTGGTTCAGTTATGGTTGCCAATACTCGAAATCTTGCAACAGATTGAGAAGCATAGCTTCCGGAATTTGCATGAGATTCGTATGATGCTGAATCAATATCTGTTGTAGTATTTCCATATAATACCGTACGATTTATTTCTTGAATAGGAATTTCCGAATAACCGAATGTTTCAGTTTCTGTTTTAAAGTTTGAAAATATGGTTGGCTGAGTATCAAACACCGTCACAGTAGTGGATTCACCACTAGCGGTTGTGAATCCTAATTCATTCGTAGGTTCATGTAAAATTGAACCGGAAGTATATTTCCAAGTCTCACCAGTATTAAAGTTGTTTGATGCTAATTCTTCACCTAACCATGATGATGTATAATGAACAACTAATTGATTTGATGTATTATATGCAATGTCAGATGATGCCGTATCTGTAGATGCGGTACTAAAATGTATTACCTTAGTTATTGGTGATTCATTACCTGCTGTCCATGCTTTTTCAAATCGCGATGCTGTATGTAAAGGACCTATTGGTTCTGTAATTGTTGCTAATACACGGAATCGTGTTACTGATTGCGATGCATATAATGAAGCAGAATCATGATTTTCATAACTTGAAGAATCTTCATTAGTTTTATGAGCAACACCATATAATACCTTTCTAGTAGTATTTGTAGATGGTTCTTTAGAATAACCAAACGTTTCTGTTTGATATCTTATATTTGTTATTTGTGTTGCCGGAGTATCATGAACTGTTACAGTACCTTCTTGTTGAGCCGCTTTATTTATTCCATTTTCAGACTGAGACTCTAACGAAGATGTTACATTCGCATCTTTTATTTGATATATGAAATCTTCAGATCCGCCATGATTTGATTCTCCTAGTTCGTTATTTTTACCAGACTGCCATGATGATGTATAATCTGTTACTAATCTTTTTTGAGAATCGTATATTGAGTTTATAAAAAGAAAGTCTGATGATCCTGTAGTAGCAGTTTTAATAGGATAAGTTGGAACGATTCCTCGTTGTATTGGAATTTGTATGGTTCCTACTGCTGGCCCTACCGGTTCTGTTACTTTAAATTTAACACGATATCTTAATACTGACTGCGATGCATATTGATCTGCTTTGATATGATTTTCAAATGATGATGAAATTCCTGATATTTGATGATTTTCACCGTATAATACAGTACGAGATGTTTCAGTTTCTCCAGTACTTCCATCTTCATTTGATGCACTATATCCATGTTCTTCAAACTCTATAATTCTATTTGTTAATTGAATTTGGTCAGTATCATGTACAACTAATTGAGTTGATAGTCCAGAGGCAGTTGTAAATCCGCTCAAATCATCCGGTGTATGTGTTATACTTCCGGAAGTATATTTCCATGTCAATGATGAATTATCACTTGATGATAACTGCCGACCAATCCATGATGATGTGTAACGCGCAAATAAACGATTTGAAGAATCATAGTCAATTGCAGATGAAGCTGTATCTGTAGATGCAGTACTAAAATGAATTATATCATTTAATGATGTCTCTCCAGGTGCAGTCCAAACTTTTTCAAATCGCGATGCTGTATGATGTGGTCCGAATGGTTCTGTAATATCTGTTAAAACGCGGAATCTGGAAATAGAATGAGATGCATATACAGATGCAGAATCATGATTTTCAAATGAAGATGAATTTGCCAATGTATGCCTAGGCACTCCATATAACACTGTACGTATTGTATCAGTACTTCCTGTTTCTGAATATCCATATGTTTCTGTTTCGTATACAATGTTAGTAATCTGTGTTGCAGGTGTATTACTCACAGATACTTCTGAATATGTTCCTGGAGTTATTGTCCGGCCGGCGTTTGTAGCAGAATCAAATGAAGCGCTAAATGTATACTCACCAGGTTTCAAATTGAAATTAATCCATGATGATGTGTAATGACCAACTAATCTATTTTGATTATCATATGCAATTTCAGATGACGCAGTATGAGTAGCGCCAGATCCAGTATGAAATTCAAATACATGAGAATGTGGATGACTACTAGCAGATGTTTCTAATGTTGATATCATTTTGGTATGATGAGGTCCAAACGGTTCTATTACAGTTGCTAATAATCGTAATCTTACAACCGATTCACTTATATATTCTGCAGATTTTTCATACCCTTCTAAACTTGATGTTTCTGTAACTTGTAATGATGATGTGAATCCATATAATACACTGGCAGTTCTTTCAAATGCTCCTTCACCGGTTAAAAATGATCCAGATTCTACTTCTACACGTATATTTGATATTTCAATATCTGGTACTGGATCAATTATAAGTGATGCAACTGAACCAGTTTGTGCAGAAAAATGTTGATAATCGCCATGTGCTATATAATTTGTATTGGCTAAATCAGATGCACGGCCAGAAAATCCGTAATTAAATGTTTGAGGTGATAATGCAAATGCAGTAAATCCTAAACTATGAGTTGGCGAATATCCTCCTACGTTAGAAAGTAATAGATCTGCGCCAGGTGCTAAAAATGTAGATGCAGTTGCACGAAATAGACCAGTTGCAGTACTTCCACTAAATCGGAACAATTGGAAATGTCTTCGAGGTATGCCAGAATCGCTTTGAAGACGTAAATGGACATCGCTTCCAGAAAATATTTTTACTGTTGTGAAATGTAGCGGATCTGGATCATAATCTGCAGGTTCTGTTATATCTGCCATAACTGCTACTCGTACTAATGATGAAGTATAACGGTTAGGTAACGTATCAATATTGTCACGTGTTATCACATCATCATATAACACAGTTGTTCTATACGATTGAGTGGCATACCCGGTATAAGACCCAGATTCGAATTCCAATCTAATATTATTGATACTGGCAGTATTTGGTGGTACAATTGACATGCTATATTCTATAGATGATGATTGGAATATATACCAGTTATCAAACATTGTCATTTCAAAATTTTCTTCACATGGTTGCATAGTAGTTATGTTTACTATACGATCATTGGTTCCAGAAGTTACATCATAATTTGTAATACTAGCAGAAAAGAATAATTGAGAATTTGGTATAGCTGATGCATTCGCGCCGGCTCCGGGTTGATCTGCATAATCTCCTGATTCATCAAATGTACCAGTAGCAATCAAAATTGATGAATCCGGAATATTTGAATCTGGATGAGTCATTGTCAATGCATAATTAGGTACAGTTGTTTCTACTGCTGTTGGATCGGTTGTTAAACGACTTGCAGAAAATATTCTAATAAAATCACCTTGATCTAAATTTGGTTCTTCTGATGCTGTAAAGTTCATAACATAATTTAAACTATTTGCATCATGTGCAATTTGTCGTACAGCATCGGATTGTACTGGTGCAATTATTTGTGGAGGCACATTAACGTACCCTTTTATAAATGCAGATGTATATACGGCTTGAGTGGATCCAGCACTACCAGTATCTGTTGCATATACTATATAACGATGTACTCCAGGTGCTAAGTCGTTTGTAAATGGAGCATTTCCTTGCGAATCTGGAGGATCTGTTCTATCAACACCTACATAAAAATCTTCAGAACCAGATTGTAATGTTTCAAATTGATTAGTAAGTTTAACAAAAACAAAATGATTTGGATTAAAATCTGCAGATGATGTTGTTTCTATACGATAATATCCTGCGGATGCCGTTGCACCAGCACCTGCATCTAATTCGGTGACATGATCAACAGATGATGCAGGAGAACCAGAAATACCAGAACCTGATCCGGCAAAAAATACTGCAGTTCCTATACCGGTTAAATTCGAACCATCTCCAATAAATGAATCAGCTTGAACTGTACCAGTAACGTTTATTCCATTTTTAAATTCAGCAGTGCTCCCTGATTGCACCCATTGACTGCTCGAAAATATATGCTTTCCCGCCATCTACATTATTCCGGATTAATTATAACTGTAGTACCTACCGTTGACGTTTGTTTTGATGCGGTACTCATTGCTAATAATAAATATTGATGAACGCCAGTACCTAATGTTTCTGTAACAGTATTTGTAGAGACTAAACCATTTTGAGTTCCTGTATAATCTGATACTTCGTTCCATCCATTAGTTGTTAATTTTAAAAATGTAAAATGATTTACGCTACCATTTGACGCAGATGCAGACAATAGAATTTGATGAGTGCCACCAGATCCAGTTATCCATTCATTAAATGTAGGAGGATTTCCTGAAGCTGAACCAAAAAATAAAGTTATATCTGATGTTTGAAAATTTAAATTACTTAACAGTGATCCATTACCTACTAATGTACCGTTAACAGAACTTCCGGATAATCCAGATTCAAATACAGCAGTTGATCCAGATTGTATAAACGATCCACTAAATTGCTGTACACCAGCCATTACATTTTCCTTATCATTGCCTTAATAACTCCGCCATTAATATTTGTTTCTAATGATTGTGCTATTATTTTACCAAATAAACGTTGTTCAAATATTTGATCAGGTGGTACCGCTTTTCCATAACCTAATCGATTGCTAGTTATAATATAATCACCTTCATATACAGGTCCATCAACTAAAACAGGCTCCGCTCCCATTATTACCGGATAATCAGATCCGGATGTTACTATTCCCATTACTAATGCATCTGCTTGAGCGTCACATGGTACCATTTGACCGGCTTTTGAGACCAGTACAGTACCTGTTTGTAGTTGACCTATACCAGTAGTTTCTAAATTAATCTCATGTATACCACCAAAGAAAGTATCTACCGCATATAATGCATCCCATTTAGCAGTCGGTGATCCTAAATCTCTAGTACCATCACCATCCGGAGTTACATCTGATGCAATATTTGTGAATGATGATATACCTTCTCCGCCAGCAACACTTCCTGTTGTATAAATTCTTCCATCTGCTGAATTTTGTACTAAAATTTTATAATTGGTAGCACTAGTTTCAGATGCACTAATATATAACAAACCACTTGCACTTATATCACCCGAGGCTGTTATATTAGAAAATTTGACATCACTACTCGTTATAGCAAATGATGCAGTATCCGAAGGAACTAAAAATGATGCAGTATCGGAATTAGTAACAAATGAAGCAGTATCAGAATTTCGTATATACGTATCTGGTATTTGAGTTATAATCTGTTTCCAATTGGATAATGTAGTCCATTCTGACCCACTTAATAATACATCACCTGATCCAGTTTGAGAATATAAATAATATTCATAACTACCGGTGGTACTAACTATAGTTCCTAAACGTCGTTTACCAGGAGCTGCTAATAATCCAGTACCAATTTTTGCTAAACTTTCAGAGTTAAAACTATCTATTTGTAATGTAGTACCTCTCAGGTTATTTGCATCCATAGATGCTTCCGAACCGGAGTTATTTACATGTAATATGGAACCGAACTTAACTGGCATTATGCATCATCCAATGTTAATGTATCACCTGCTGAATATGCATTTTTACCAGCTGTTTGATAAACGTTATAATTTACTTCATTACTATGTCTAGAGTGACTAGCCTCACCTAACAAAGAAAAAGTTCCAGTTTCAATTTGTACACCGTTTAATATTACTGATGATAATGTACCATATGTTGCTGGATATACTATATATGTGAAATTGTTGCTATTTGCTACACTTGATGGTAAAGTAAGTATTAATGTGTTAGGAAAATTAGTTGTACTAGTCGTGTTAAGCAATGTTTGGCTATCAGTTGTAAAATCGGAATCTGTTAATCCAGTACCAGTACCGGAACCAGATATATCTGATAATATATCTGCTAATACTGGATCATTTAAACCAGTACCGTCATTTGATGATCCTCCAAAAAATATCGGATGTTTCCATGTTATGCTATCAGTTCGATCGTTTGTCGTCGTAGTCGACGTGCCTTCTTCATCAGTACCATTCAAGAAAAATGTGGTAGCAGCTGCAGTTGTTTTTCTTAAAGTAAAACTATCAAATGATATTGATGTTCCAGAAAATGCTAAATTATTGAATGTAATGCCGGCAGATGTTAATGCTAATGAAGCAAATGGTGCGCCGTTACTGTCACTACTAGTAGCAAATGTTCCACCGGTGGCTGTATCTGTTTCACCAACTTCCAATGTACTTGCTAATCCGCTTATTGTAAACGAATTCAAAGTAGGTACTTGATATTGTACTAACATTTGTCTAAGAATACTTTCTATAGAAGATCCAGCATTAAATGTCGTTCCATTAGTAATACCACCAAAATTTGAACCTAATGTCACAGTCAGTCCTGATTGCAAATTTGATTCTATAGAGCTAGTCTCGGAAGTTGTAACAAAAGAACCTGTCTGTCCATTAAATGAACCGGATATTCCCGCCGATGTAAACGGCGATGTTGTTAATACATCAGATCCATTTATTTGTAAACTACTACCAGAAATAAATACAGATCCACTAAATTGATGAGCGTCAGTGACAGTATCACCAAATATAGTCGAACCACTACTAAATGACTGAGTCATATAAGTTACTGATGATGATACTATGTAATTTTCTGCAATTATATCACCCAATGCAGTTATATTATCAAATGTAGCATTTTGATTTAATATTGCAAATGATGATGTACTAGAGTTAGATACCACATTCGATGTTAATGCAAATGATGCAGTATCGGCTGGTATTAAAAATGATGCTGTATCCGAAGGAACTAAAAATGATGCAGTATCCGAAGGAACTAAAAATGATGCTGTATCCGATGGCACTAAAAATGATGCTGTATCCGAAGGTACTAAAAATGATGCTGTTTGAGAATTAGTAACAAATGAAGCAGTTTGAGAATTAGTAACAAATGAAGCAGTTTGAGAATTTTGTATATAAGTGCTTAAATCTTGATCACCGGTGTTAATACCTGATAAATTAGATCCGCTAATTTCTCCGGATGCTGATATACTAGTAACACCTATTATTTTATTAGAATTTAAATTTAAAGTTTGAGTTGCTGTATGATTTCCTAGGTCATCGCCACCTGCCAGTGCTGCGGCAACAGAAGCAGATACATCTGACAGACCAGGTATTGATAAAACACCATTAATGGTGGCATTTGCAGCTATTTCTAAATGATTAAATGACCCTGTCCCGCTTGCACTTATATTTGCAGAAGCTGTTATGTTAGAAAATAATACGTCGCTATTTGTTATAACAAAAGAACCAGTATCAGAATTTGTAACAAAAGAACCAGTATCAAAATTTGTAACAAAAGATCCGGTTTGATTGGACGTGATAATATTTATTGCCGAGCCAGTACCATCTGCAAAAGCACCGTTCTCCGTTTGGACTACACGTTGGTATGTGTCTTGTATATTCTGGCCTGTTAAATTGTCAAGAGCCATCTACGTAACCTTATTTTTTATATAAACCTTTGAGAACTCCTTTAATAACGTCTCGTTGTTTAGTCTCTGTTAATGGTTTATATTTTGTATATGTTGCAACTATTTTATTTAATCTATCTTTTTTAACATTTAAATTATTAATATTAATATTTTCACGTACTAACAATTTAAGTATATTTTTAACATGATCAATTTCTTGTTCTGTAATCTGTTGTTTAATGTTACTTACTTGAACTTTATTTTCTTGTATAACTGGTTGATTTTGTGATCGAACTTCAACAGTTACCTGTTTACTAGCCTGTACATCAAATTCTGATTTCCATGGTGTGAAATATGTATCTTCAGCAATAACTTCTAATCGTATATTACCTTTAGAACTTTCATCAATCAATCCTTTTAATTTTCTGATAGGTATTTCACATTTACCAGATTTATTAATAGTACCATTAAACATCAAACTATACTCTGATGTTTCTACTACGATTCTAGCAATAGAATTTGTTAGGCTCGCGCCTTCTATTTTGATATCACATTCAAATAATTCTGCTTTATCTGTAAATAATTTATACATGTATATTCTCCACGGTTAAATCTATTCCTAACACTTCTTTAATTACTAGTTCTATATCTTCAGCTTTCACTTCAATATCATCTCTAATAGTTTTTTGGCCGGAATATGTTTCTATACCTTTTACTTTACATACTAATTTTATAAATCGCTTCTTTTTATCAGGTGTTAACGCATCTAAACTTCTTTCAATATCACTGCCGGTGGTAACCGCCTTTAATACTTCTTCTACTAATAATACCTCTTCCCATGTATGAGGATTATTGTTCCATTTAAAGTTTGCTAAGTTCCATGTTATTTTAGTAGCCATTTTATATAAATATGCTTGTTAATGATATCCATTCAATAATTCTAGTAAATCATCTATCGCGCCATGTCTATGAGAATCTTCTAATACAGTTTTAAATACATATTTTGAATTTACTAATTTTGACATGTCATGATATGCAGAATAATTTTTATCTTTAAGATCTATTTGGTACGAATCACCACAGAATATCATTTTCGAATCTTTACCTAATCTACCAATTGCCATTGCCAATTGTGATCTAGTTAAATTTTGAAATTCATCTACAATTACAACAGCATTATCAAATGTACGGCCTCTAAAATGTGCCAATGAACATAATTCAATTGATTCATTTTTTTCCATAGATTCTAATTTATCCGGTTTATTATATACTTTACGCATATTTGATCGAATAGGTACGAGCCATGGCTCCATTTTTTCTTTTTCAGAACCTGGTAGGAAACCATTGTCTTCAGTAGCAATTGTTGGTCTAGTAATTACTATTTTATTATACTGACGTTTAAAAAATTGATCTAAAGCTACTTGTACCGCTAATAATGTTTTTCCGGAACCAGCTTTACCTACTATAAAATTAAACGGATGTTCTAAAATTTGAGTTTTTGCAGTTTTTTGTTCTGCAGATAATGATAATGAAAACCGAACTGCGCCTTTTGGTGGAGTTTTTTCTGTATTTGCTTTTGCCATCTCGTGACTCCTTTTGTTAACTATTTAATATAAATATCTAACAGCTCGCATATAACCAAAAAAAACCCTCCATAGTAGGAGGGCCTTTAATATTAATTAAATTTTAAATACTATACAGTATCTAAACCTTCAACATAAATTTTACCATAGAATTCAGGACGAACCATTTTCTTAGCATAACGAGTCATTACACCTTTTCTAGGAGTAAAGTTTTCAGGATCGTATACTAATGGTGTCATGATTAATGGAATATATGGAGAATATACAGCACCTGTTTCAAGGAACTGAGATCCACGATAACCCATTAATATGGCATTTTCAGTCATGTATGGATTTTTATAAACTTGGAATCTATTATTAATAGCTCCAACTTTTTGTACACCCATTGCAAACTGCATTTTATCGCCATCTGTATCAGCAGCATATCCTGGAATAGATTCTAGAATAGTTGCAACAGAAGGAGAACATACTAGGAAGTTAGCTCCACCTCTTAAAGTTAATTGGTGAATTTTATTCGAAACTTTTTGTACTTTAGTACCTAAAGTTTGGAACCATGTTCCTTGGTTATATGCTTGGGCATCTGCATTTGAATTAACAAATGAGTTTGAAGCTGCATCAAATGATTGACCAACTCTAGCAGACCATCTTTCAACTGTTTGAGCATTTTGAATTAACATGTCTAAAATTTCTAAATCAATTTCTTGCGAAACATATTCAGATAACATGCTAGTTAATTCAGCTTCAGCATCAATTGAATGATATGCATTTAAGTCTTGAGCAAATTCAGGACTCCAAACAGCCTTCAATTTACGTGTTTTGGCAACGATGGCCTCTGAACGCATTTGAAGATCAATTTCTGGAATATCTAATGCAGTTGAACTAGGAGATGCTTGGTTAGGAACTTTATTTCCTGCAATATCTTCAAAGTCACCTCTAGAAGTTACACCTGGTTGTTTATGATATATAACTTTTAATGATTGAAGATCGTCATCTCCATCAACTAAGAAATATACATAATCACCTGATGCACGAGTAAATTCTGGATAAACAGCATCGACACCTGTTCCATCAATATTAAATGCTCTTACGCCATTTACATCATATCCAGGAATCACATCTTTACCAACAGCTACAATATGAGGATTAGATCCATCAGCAACTACAGATGCAGAAAACTCAGAATTAAAGTTAGTAAATATATTAAATCCTACTTGCGTCAAATCTGTATTATCAGTAAACGTATTTGCAGTAGACCAAGAACCAGTTGCAATTTTACCGGTTGCTTTAGATGCTAAAGTTTCTATTGATGATGATACATCATTAATAGTGTATCCAAAACGTCCAGCTCCATAAAGACCTTCAGTAGCAGTATTTACATTACCTTTAGTGGCATCAGTTACACCAAATACAGAATCATCTTGAGATGTTCTAGCTTTACCAGTTAAGAAATCATTTCCACCTTCATTTCCATCAGTACCTTGCTTAGTAGCATATTTAAAGTCTAGATAAAATATCAGACCTGATGGTAAGTTCATTGGTTGTACAGAAACAAAGTCTTTTGCAGCAATTTCAGCAAAAATACGACGAACTAATGGTAGAGCTACCCCTGACCATTCTTCACCACTTCCAGCAGTATTTGTTACATTGGCTTCTGATACCAATTGCTTGGCTTGGTTCTCTAAAAGAACGGCCATGCCTTTTCTTTCAACCTCATTAGACATTCCTTCCAATAGGCCGGTCTTTTCCCACTTGCGTTCAAGTGCGATTGCTGCGGCATTTTGGTTGGCTTGAGCATTTTGAGGTAATAATGAATTTATATTCATTTTCCTTTCCTTTTTACAGATTAGCTAACTTCTTCCATCTAGACGTCAAATCATTACCTTCAGAAATTACTTTCCTAGGTGCTGTTGAACGACTAGCTTTTGAAGCATAGCTTTCTTTAATTGATCTTTTTGTTTTACCAGTCAATACAAATGATTCAGATAATGTAGCAAAAACTAATTTTACTTCACGAATTGATGAAGCTCTGTCAAAGTTTTCAATTACTTTCATTTTCTGAGATTCGTTCATTGAATGATTTTTAAACAATTTGTTTGAGAATAATAATTTTGCATTAAGAAGATTAACTTCATTAATTTTGCTTTTTAAGAATCGAATAACGTTATACGCTTCTTTAAGATCTTTAGCAGCATCACCATCATCAACACCGGCAGTGTCTTGAGCTTCGTCTACGTCTTCTTTTTCAGCTTCGTCTTCTTCTCTTAAAGCATTAATGATTTCATCAATAGAAATATCTTCATCTACGTCAGCTGCAGCTTCTTCATCATCGCCTTCACCTTCTTTCAACTTTCCTTTACCAGGATCGTCTTGATCAGATGATGATGCTTTTTTAGGACTTTGGCCATCACCATTTCCTAATCCAGTTGATGATGATGCTTCTTCTAGATCGACATCTTCTTCCTCTCCTTCAGCTTCATTCATTTCTGATTCTAATTCTTTGATAATTGCTTCTAATTCTAGATCTTCATCTTGCTGATCATAATCGTCTTCTTCAGCTACTGGTTCCTCAGCGGGGATTTCATCTTCTACAGGAGCTTCATCTTCAAATTGAAGTGCTTCTGCAGCAAATTCGTCTTCCACTGGTGGTTCCTCAACTGCAACTGGTTCAGCATCTAATTCTGGTTCATCTAAACCTTCTTCTTCAGCTAATTTGGCAGATAACATTGATTGTAATCTAGGAGTAAAAGCTTCTTCTAATGCAATTTTAGCATTAGCAAGTGCAGTTTCTCGTACGGCTTTCGCGTCTGCAATTGCTTCTTTTAATAAATCATTTGCCATGATTTGTTCCTCTTATTTAATTTGGAAATAAAGCTATTCAGAGCTTTAATAGAAAGTACATTTGTACTTATTTAGATATAATTCGAGTGACCGATTATTGAAATACGGTATCGTTAACATTTATATATATGCAGTAATTTACAAAAACATTCGTTTATAACGTAAAAAAGTGCCAAATGGCACAATTTTTACTGATTTTGGTCATCTAACCATTGATAATATTTAGCTCGATCAACTTCTTCTTTTCGTTTTTGACCTTTAGATTTAAATTCTTTACGATTTTTCAAATCTTCCATCTTTCCAGATTCTTTTAATTCTCTTTTAAACGCCTTTAAAGCTGAATTAATATCTCCTTTTGGATATTGTTTGGTCGATAATACTTTAACAGCTATACCCGCACCAGGTATAATACTCATGAAATGTTTGTTTTGTTTACTCATGTAACTTATTTTATTTTAATATTAATTGTTAATATAACAAATATATTTCAAATAACCTAATCTTCTCTAAGAGATTCGCCTATCTTATAATAACGATTTAATACAGTACCCATATCTTCATATGCCGATTCTAGTCGTTGTTGCATTGAACTCATTTCAGTTGCAGTCTTTTCAAAAACTTTATATGCTTCATTCATTTGTTTCATATGACGTGATGTTGTAACATTATCAAACCAGTGTTCCGTTTCTGATAAAGTCACCTTTTCTGCCCGTTCTACTACGCTTTTTAACGTCTCTGCAACTTCTTTTAATCTACCCGAACCATATACCATCTCACCTAACTTATGAAAGTTACCAACTGCTTCTAAAAATGCATCACGATCTTCTTTAGTCATTTTTGGTTCGTCAGTTTCTCCTAAATATTTTTCATTTAAGATATGTTTCATTAATTTGTTTTCATATTTGTTCATTATATTTCTCCTAGTTATACAGTAAAGGTATCTCGGTTAGTAAGGTCTTGTTTTCTATTTAACATTTTTCCCATAGCCGCTACTTGTTTTTCTGCTCCTTGCATATATCTAGCAACTTGATTTTGTAATTGTTGATATTGAGGGTCACCTGTCTCTTCATCTTTGGCTTCTAACGCAGTACTTAATTCTTGTTGAAAATCTTCCATAGCTGTTAACAAGCCATTTGTCTGCTCAATAAAGTATGCATAATCAATTGGCTCTGATTGTTCGTTTATTCCCTTTGCACTTTGGTATGCAGATTTCACACTATCTAATGTAGGTAATTTATCGCCAAACTTTCTATTTTCAAATCCAGGCGTACTTTCTAATAATTTTTTTAATTTCATATCTAAAACTCCGTTATGATATCAGTTATTATTCGTTCTACTTTCGCAAATTTGTTAGTAGTAGCAGACCCTTTAGATTCGTTTACTGGGGATAAAAATGCTCCATGAGTGGATGGATTAGAAACAAAGTCAAATGCAATTAATTCAAAGTCTGGTTGTACCTCTAATGTATCTCCACCTTCTCTCATTACTTCTTTAACAGATCCCATTCCTCTAGAGGATATACCTAACCGGATTCCAGATTTGAAAAGTTCCTTTAATATATTTCCTGCAGGCGTTCCTAATACTTCTACTTTACCTACTAAGTCATCGCCTTGCCATCCCATTTCTAAGACGTTATGAGATACGTTATTTAAATTAACAACTGATGAATCTGGGTGGTCTAATTCTCCTAATGCACGTCTTTCTTTAATAAATGTCCCTGCATAATTAGCAGCTTCTCGCATTAACGTTTCTTTAGGATAAATTCTTCCGTTTTGGTTTTTTGCTTCCGCTCTCTGAAGAACTCCCTTTACAATTAACTTACCATTATTTTGAGTTAATGATTCATTTATTGCTTGAGGTGATACTTCAAATACTGTATAATCTACTAATAATTGCTTATCCATTATTTTCCTTTATTATATAGTCCTGAATTTATAAAAGCAACATGTTGGTCATATCGCTTTCTTTCATCCGCATATTTACGTTTTTGTTCTTGTAAAGTTAAATTTTTATTTTCTTTAGCCTTTACGAATTGCTGCCAAGTTCGATTTAAAATCATGATGATAACTCCTTTAATCTATGTGCAACACGTAACATACGTTCATTAATTTTTGCAAATCGTTTTCCTGTCGCTTTCCAAAAATGACCAGATTGTACACCCATTTCAGTTTTTAAACGTAAATTATTAGTAACAATTTTTTCCATCTCTGCTAACATTTTGTTAACTTCCATAATACCTCTGTTAACTTTTTGCTGAGGGGTAGATGTAGGATCTTTCTTATAATCGCGGTAAGATACTTCTTGAAGTTCTTCCATGGTTGCCATCATTTTCTTATAAGTACTTTCAAAATGTTTATCAGCTGTTTTTGTTTTTTTATAATCGAATACTTCGGCATTATCCTTCTCATCTTCTTTACGTCCAAAAGCATGAGGTGTTTTTACAGGACCTTCACCGCCATCCATATTTCCGGTTACGTTAGCTTCATCCAATTCTTCATCTTTAGCAGCCTTTTTCATCGGTTCTTTTTTATCACCATCGCCGTCTATATCTAAATAATCTGGTTTAGATTTTTCTTCTTTAAAAAATTGTTTCATTTCATCTAGCAATTTCATATAATATCCTATTGTTGTCTTTTAAGTACATATATTACTGAACTAGTTCCGCCGGTAATTTTTGATACAGATAATTCATGTAATCCTATAGCCAGTTCATCTACACGAATTTTGCCACCCCCAGATAAACTAGCAGTAGCTCCGCCATGTGACTTTACCATAATAGCGCCGTAACCATACATTGATCCAGTGAAGTCAACTTGACCGCTGTTATATTCATATACTTCATAATATCGACCTGGATGTCCTAATGTTCTAAATTGACTCATTATTTAGTTCCTATATTTTTAAGTTCGTTAACTAATTCATAATATCGTAGCATTGTTAACACATCTTTATCTTGTATAGTATGTTGTTTAGACAGTTTATTTAATAAGTTAGAAACTTCTGTCAATTTGATACGAATTACTTTGCTAGGAATAGACGGTTTTAATTTTGAAATTATATTTTTTAAATTCAATGTTTCAGTTAACACATATTTTTTTAATTTAACTGAATTTGTAACATTATTGATATACTCACGCAACATATGTTTCTGAGATTCATTTAATTTAGAATATTTTTCATTAAATTTATCAACAACTAATTTTGACGCTAGCATACGCACATCTTTATGTTCAGAAGCTAATGTCGGTTTTGACTCAACAATTTTGGTCTTAGTTTGTATATGCTCTATTAATGCAAATTTACTAGCTACATATTCAGCCGGATCATCTGCTTCAGCAAATTCAAATAATTTATATGTAGTTGCATGTGCTTTATAATTTATAATGCGTGATTTAAAAAACTCATCTAAATTATATACAGCTTTTAATTCTTTAATTAAATTATATTTATCTCGACGTAATTGAGTTTCGTTAAGTTGTCTACGAGTTCTTATCACTGCATCTAAGAATTTTGATGCTTTAGATTCTGATAAAAACTTTTCTTGAGCTATGGTACGATATAATTTTAATTCTCTAGCCAATTCCGAATTAGAATTAAAATGCTTTTTTATTACGCGGAGCGCTTTTGAATTTTTATTATTCATTGTATCCGAAGCCACTTGTCGTACGAGTAATTCAAATATAATACCGGTATTTTTAACCTTGGAATGTTTTATTCGTTTCATGAAAGTTCGCCCTGTATAATCATACTTTTTAATAAATATGCTATAGTTTTAGAAATCAATATATAATTAATCCTCAATTAATTGTGATTCATCTAACATTGTACCTGAATCCGGTTCTTCGGTTTCTTTTAACAACGTCTGTTTTATAATTTTTGATGATTTCATTGAATTAATTAACGAATTAATTTGTATGTTTTCTGTACTTAATGGCGATCCTCCTCTATACTGATGCTGTAATGGAGACTTATCTGTGGATAATGATTTACCTAATGCTTTAATAGCTAATGGATCTCGGCCATGGGGTGATTCATGTGATCCCCAAGACTGATGTTCTGGAGGGCGACCTGTCCCAGCAACATGTTCTTGTTCTTGGCCTGGCAATAACCCGTCTTTATTAGCCACATGCATTGAAGCTATATCATGAGGAGTACCAAATGATTGATTAGTCTTTTTAGGATCATTACCTTCTGACTTAATTTGTTCTTTTCGGAAGTCTTGTTTTAAATCTTCAATTACCTGTTCTTGCTCTACTCGCCATTCATTTTGACTCAATCCAAATACATTTTCATATATCCATCGCTGTGAGAATAAAGTAGATTCTTTCATATTTGTAGCTAATCCAATCTTGCTTTCTAAAATTTCAACTTTCTGTTTTTCATATACAATTGATGGATTAGTTAAAGATAATTCAAAATCAACTAAATCTGCATCTTTATAGCCTTGCGTATATAAATGTACAATTGCAATTTTAGTTAACTCTGATACAAATATTTTTTGTATACGTTCAATTGTTCTTGCAAATCTTACATCCTCGGCTGCTAAAGTTGCTTTACCTTCAACACCCTCATCATAACCTAAAAATGCTTTTGGTATTTTTAAAGCTGCAAATAATTTATTTTTTAAATAATCAATATCTTCAATTTGACCTTCTGATGATAATCCTGGCAATGCTTCAATTGATGTACCAGACTCTCCTCCACGTACTGGCATGAAATAATCTTCAATCATATTTTGCATATTAAATTTAAGATTATAATCTCCAGTTTTTTCATCTATATAAGGAACTTTTTTCATTTTATTAACAATTCCCTGAATATGATTATCTACTTCAGCTGGTGGTATATTTCCTACGTCGATTTTAAATATTCTACGTTCCGGTGCTCTCATTATACGATGTATTAACATCGCATCTTCCATAAGAGTTAATTGTTTAAATATTTTACGCGCAGGTTCTATCATTGATTTACCATACGGTAAAAAGTTTGTATCAGATAATAATCGAAAATGTGCTATCTCAAAAGGTTCAAATTCTTGCATCACGCCTTGGTTACCACGTCCATAATTATGAGAGCCGCCACCATGAGTATTTTGTAATGAAAATTTATATGCATATGGATTTTCTTCATCAAACCCTTCTTCTCTTATAATTTCATATGCTGACATTGGCATTACATTAACAATACCGATTTCTTCTTCTATATCCAAATGTAAATAAAAATCGCCATATTTACATGCGTTACGAATCCATGGCCATAAATTATAATCTATATTTAATATATCATAAAATAAATTTCTTAAAATTTTACGTACTTCATCATTTTGAGATGTGATAGTCAAAGTATCTCCGTCGGCATCTTTAACAGTAGATTCGTCAGCGTATATATCTAAAGCAGAAGATAAAATAGGGTCCATGTCCATACCTTCATAATCTGTAAATAATTCGATTTTTGATGTATGAAATGATTGGTTTTGGTTATATGTACCAAATCCTGGTGATCCGCGGTGAACGCCGGAAAATCTATCCACATAACGTTTATTACTTAAATTTCCTGTTGATTGTAATCTATTTGCATCAACTGCTTTTAGTCTGTTTTTTGAGATTCTACGTACAACTACATTGGTTGCAAATAATCTACTTAATCGTGCTCTTAACGAAGTATCTGTCATAATTTACCTATATAAATAAATATTAGAGTAGCCACTTTAAATCAGAATTTTCATCATCGCCAGACTTCCATTGCCACTCTTTCGGTGTTTCTGTTGTCGCTGAATATACTCCCTGCGATTTTCCAAAGTGTCCTAATGCTTTTCTATTTAAATCCATTCCCTGTTGCTGTAATCGTAATGCTGTATCTCTCATCCATAAACCGGTAGAAAACGACATTACTAAATCATCATTATATCCTCTAGCGGCTTCTGCCCTATGACCTAGCCATACAAATGTAAATAACTCATCAACTAATCTTTTCG